TAATACCATTAGGATCTGCAGACTTAAATGTATGTAATGAAAGGTCAGTAGATATACCAACATTTACATCAAATGTAGATGTAGTTACATTAGTAATCTTAAATTGTCTACCGCTAGCTGGGTCAGTAGAACGTGGATATCTATGTTGAGTTATATTATTATCCAATAAACACTCAAATGTAATTGATTCGTCAACAATACGAACCTTATCACCATGAGAGAATCCATGATTGAATACAGTAACTGTTAATAAACCTGTTGATGGTGTATAAGATGCTCCATTACATGTAAATGCTGTTCCTTCATATAAAATAGGAACACTATCATTGTAAATAAAGTCGGTCTCTCTTGGATAGTACTTAGTTGATTGTAATCCATCCATAGTACACTTGAATGGAAGACTACCTTTAGCAACCTTAAGATTTGTACCTGCTTTTAATCTATGCTCACCAATAGTCATCTTAAGAAGACCTGTTGAACCACTATAAGTTGCAGCAGTTGGATTAAAGATTACATCTGGTGTTTTACCAACAAATACATCAAAAGTTGTTGAGTTAACTATAAAAACATCTAACCAACCTTGACTTGCCTCATCAGAAGATCTTGGATACTTATGTTCAGACCTATTCTGGTCCATAGTACAAGTGAATGTTAAAGATTCATCTGCTAGTTGTAGTTTATCTGTAGAAGAAAGTCCATGAGCACTGCTAGTAACACATCTAAGATATCCACTGACAGGATCATATGCTCCACCACTTATTGATATTGATGTATTACTAAACAATCCATGTGAAGCAATGGTTAATTGTAAATCACCAGTAGAAGCATTATATACAGCTCCAGCAGGAGTTAACTTAGTAGCAGCAGAACCGCTAGACTCTGTAATACTAGTATCATATGTTTGTGTTAATCCATGATCACCTTGTACATCCCAAACATCATTTGTTATGATATAATCTAATATCTGCTTTAATTTACCATACGTCCAAACAGTTTCTACAACTTCCTTTTCAACGTTGAGTAATTGAACGTTATTAACATCTGTCCTATCAACATAGTAAGATGCTGCATCCCAAATCTTAGAGTTACTACCATTGCGTATATCATATGCAACAGCCTTACAAATATCCTTAACATCATCTTGACAATTTACACTACCATTAATAACAGTAAATTCTGGGAATTTCTGCTCAAGTAGATATACTGCCTCTTTAGCAATGAAATCTAAGTTAGATTCTATTAATGTAGCAGCATTGTAATACCTATTCGTATTTCCAACAAATCCTCTTTGAACTGCTCTACCAACATTAACTGTAACTGTTGTACCAGTTACTGCAGTAATATCTAAAGCTTTATTATATGCAGGGTCTGTTGTACGTGGATATCTATGCTCTGTTGCATGACTATCTTTTTCACAAGTAAATGGTAACTTCTCAGCACCAATAATAAGTTGATTACTTGTTGTATAACTATGTGAACCAATAGTTAATACCAATACACCAGTTTCTGCATCATAAGTTGCATCAGTAACATCCTTTATAGTACCATCATTAAATGTAAGAGCAGCATTTGAAGTACCAGTTACAAATAAATGCTTTCCAACATAACGAATTGTAGCTGGGATAGCATCATTATTAAAGTATTCTGATTTTGTAAATGATTCAGTACCAGACCAATCTTCTACATATTGCTGTCCATCAGCACCATCAAAATGAAGTAATAGTTTTGTATCAATATCTCCTTGGAAAATACCAGCTAACGGTGTAAATGCAGCAGAATATCTAAGACTGTTAGAAATTCTTAGTTCATCAATATGTCCAATATATCCAGTTGAATATTGATATCCAACTCCGATAAAGAGTGGTTTAGCGGTATAATTTGTACCATCAGTACCTGTTCCAACTTCAACTCCATCAATATAAAGTTTTCCAGTTGTACCAGTTCTTGTATAAGCAAGGTGTGTCCAAGTATCAGCAGCAACAGTAGTTCCACCAGAAGTAACTAGATTGTTACCATTAACATGCCAACGAACTTGACCTGTTTCTAGATACAATCTAAATGAAAGTTCTGTTGCATTACCAAGTCTTGTATCAAGAATATCTACTGTTCCAGTTAAAGATGAAGAAGCAGCACGAACATATAATTCAACAGTAAAGTCACCTGTACCAAAAGCAATCTCATCACTAACTCCAGTATAAATGAAATCTGTTGTTCCAGCCGCCATTTGTAATGAAGCAGCACCAAATTTCTTTTGTGCTGTATCAATTTGTGCATTACCTTCAAAATTGAAATCAAAATAATCTTCACCATTTGATTTAGTTCTACCGATCTTACCAAGATAAACAATATTACGTGCTTGGTTATAACCAATAACTTCAGCCTTAGTATCACGAGATCTGATTATTTGACCAGACCCAAAGAATCCAGTACCTTCTCTATCGTAGAACGCCATCTTTCTAACGATACCATTTTCACCAGTTACAAACTCATTAGTATTATTACCATAATCAATCTTATAATTACGGATCATTTCATTGAGTTGCATTGTACCACTTAAATTATTAAATGGTACAATATAATTATTAATCTGCTCGTTAGAAGGGAAGTTACTATTATATCCAGTTATATTATCAGTATAATCAACAATACTTACAACAGATTCAGAAATATTATCCAAAACAACGTTTGGATAAGATGTAGATGTAATTCTATTGAATAATAAACCAAAGAATGAAGAACCAGGAGAAATATCAACCTGTCCAATAAACTCTTGAGTTACAGGATCTTGATAAGCAGATGTTGAAGTAATTTGTGCAATAACTCCAGACTGTGCTCCATAGATGATATCATTCAATTGAATATCAAATAATCCAGGAGAAGATGTGTATGTACCTGCAGTCTTACTTAATGTTAGATTATTTGTTACCTCAATCTTAGTAGTGTATATTGGAGAATCATCAGATTGGTTTACTGCTGTTGTGCCAAGAGAATTTCTTGTAACAGTAATACTGGTAGAATCTGCATTATCAACAGAACTCACTAAAGTAAATATTTCAGAACCTAATTGATAGTTTGCTTCTGGTTCAAACGTATTGTTTGCAACTGGTTGAGGTGTCTCGGAATTTGGATCTATAACTTCAAATGTAGTTGTAGATGGACCAATTGAGTATCTCAACTTAGCAATAGGCATCTCTTGACCTGTTTGCAAGTTAACTTGCTCAATCTTTGCAAGATTACCTTCTAAGTTTGTTATATTTTCACCAAAAGTAAACAATCCAAGATTAGCAATTGGAGTTATAGTATCTAAAGTACCAGAGAATCCTGTTGCAGCAACATTACATAATTCATTTAATATGAATTCTGGAGTATCACTATAATAACCAGTAATAGTGTTACCAACTACTTTTAATACAGTGAATTTTGCATTAGAAGAAGTACCATTAACTATATTTCCAAGAAGAGGGAAAATACCACTAGTATTAGAGAATGTTAATTCATATCCTTGCTTAGTTGCAATAGTAACATTTGCATACTTAACACTTGCAGGTGGTTTAGGTGGTTCAACAAAAACTATAGAATCCTGTTGAATTGTAAATGCTGTTTCTGGATTCTGTACAACTCCATTTAAAACGATCATTAACTGATTGGAGTTAGCAACAACAGTACCACCATTAACTGTTAATGGGAATGAAGTTTTAACACCATCAAATTGATTAGAAATATCATCAACTCTTTGTACAACAGAAGTTAGAATATTCTCAGAAGATGTTAATCTCTTCTGTCTGAATAGTACTTCTGTATTATTAAATTCTGTGTATATTGGTTCAACTAAAGCAAAGTTCTGAATATTAGGAACAACTGCTTCCTGTGCCAACTCAACAGACTTAGTAAGTTCAAAGAATGTATCCTTATTAGGAATCTCACCATACTCATTTAAATTCAACTCACCGAAGACTTTAAATGATGCAGGGTGAACGTTTCTAATTAGAATTTCTTTCCACTCACTGATAGAAACAGCAGACTTAACAGCATAAGAGAAGTCTTGATAGTAGTAAGAGTCTTGAATCTTCTGAATGATTTCAGATGGCTTACCAACATCATCAATGAATTGTCCCGTAGTTTTAGTAATAGAACCAATATCTAGAACACCACGAGCAAATTTAAGATCTCCAATAGTACCAGAAGACTTAGAAATAACACCAGTTAATTGTTCACCTTCTGCAAATACACCAGTATAATCAACAATCTTAAGAACTCTAGGTCCAATTTGCCAACCAGAGTTAGTTGAAACATATCCTTGTGCAGTTGCTTGCTCTAAGGAATCACCTTGATATACAAGTTCGCCTTCAAGGAAGGTAGATGTGATAACATTAGCAGTAGCAGCACCACCGAATGATTCGGTTAAAATACTCTGACGACCTTCACCAGCGTTAACAAATGATAGTGCATCACCAAGTTCTGCGTTTTGAGCAGTAATAGCAATTTTTAACTGATCATCTTCAAGTGAATTTGCAGAACCAGCAATAGCATAATAAGTAGTATTTGGATTAAGACGACCTGTTGCACCAGCAGATAATGGATAATCAGCACCATCTCCAGTATCAGTTACAGCAACACTAACTTCAGCACCATTAGTAATACCATGAGGATAAGCAAATTGTAATAATCCCAAGTCAAGGTTTACAACATAGTTAAATGCAGACCTAAGACTTACAGTAGGTGTAGAAGAATAACCAGCACCTGGGTCTTTAACTTCAATCTGATCTAAGCGACCATTCTTAATACTTGCTTCTGCAGTAGCACCACTTCCACCACCACCTGTAATTACAACAGTAGGTGCTAATGAATATCCAGAACCTGGATTAGTAACAGTAATACTCTCAAGTATACTTGTAGAAGTTAACTGTGCATTTAATGGGAATGTAATTTCAGGACGTAGAGTATAGTCATGAGGATAATCATAACCAAAGTTATTATTCTTAAGTTTCTTAATCTTACCAACCTTATCACCCTTAGTAAAGATAGATGCTTCAGTACCGAAAGGTGGAATAACAACTGATAAATCTGCACCAGAACCAGCTAATCCAGAACCAAGGATACCTTCTATACCTTCAACATCAATTGTTGCAGTAGTATATCCCTTACCTGGAGATGTAACAAGAACTTCTTGAATCTGACCTGGAATGGTTATACCTTCATCATCAGTTCCATCTTGAACAGTGATTTGAACAAATCCACCTTCTCCATCACCAGCAATAGGTACACCATTATAAGTTCCTACAGCATATTCAGTTCCTGGTTCAATAATTTGCACTCTTTCAATCTTTCTTGTTGAATCAATACCAGTAACAATAGGTAACTTAGTATAAAAACCACCTGGATTAATGATCCGAATATCACCAATAGAACCAACTGCTTTAAGAGAACTTGTAGTATATGTTGTTTGTACTATATCACCATCACCTTCTGGTTCATTTAATAATGGGAATTTGAAAGTATCAGCACCACGAGTAATAGTTTGACCAGATGTAGAACTAATTGTGAATATACCAGTATAAGGAGAATCAGTTACATCAAGATAACTATCAGATATTACAGGAGAATCACTACCAGTTCTAGAAGGATCAAAGTAATAAGAAATATTAGTAACTACATTATTATCAACTTTCAGTTTAACTGATGGAGTTACTGTTCCTTGTCCAGTTACACCAGGAGTACCAATTCTTTCAATAGAGTTGAAAGAATATTCCAACTTATAAAGATTATCCTTAGCGAAGGATAAGTTACCACCTACCAATGAAGAGTGACTTAAATCAAAGATATACTGGTGTCCATAATACATCTTTAAAGTAGGAGACTTAACAAAAATGCTAACATTAGAAGCAGAGGTTGCTGGTTCTGTTACAGCAGTTTGTGGTAACTTATATGTAAATTCAAGTGGACTTACTACAGTATCAACAGCAAATGCACCATCATATTCGTCATAAACAAGACCACCAGATGATTGTGATGGATTACCATCAACATAAATGATCTCGCCAGGAGTTAAATAATGACTTGTTCCTGTAATTACATAAACTTCATCACTATTACCAACAGCAGTTACTTGAAGTATTCTCTCTAAATTCGATATTAAAGTAATCTTAGTAACAGCAGTTAAGTTTATTATCTGACATGTATTATAGTCTGAGTTGAATGATATATCATCACCAGTAATAGAAACAACAGACCCGACAATAAATGGAGATGCACCAGAAACTTCATCAATTCTAATAGAATAATCATCGGGATTGAAAGACTTGAACCTAGCAAAGTCATCTAAGTTATTAGTACCACCAATCTCAGCAGGAGCATCATAAGTGGACATATCAATGTCAAATGTTCCAGGAGTTGTGTTATTAACCTGTGCAAATGTATATGGCATCTCATTTACATCATTTGGAATAGGACCAACTATTCCATAAGTATCTGCTTCATTAAACTGCTCAGTAGTTAATATACCAGTGTTTAAATCATCAGTCCAAGTATTATTTTGAACAGCAATATAGATCTTTCTATTTGGTACATCTGTTTTAATAATATAACCACTATTGATAAATGTACCAGAAGCAAGATTACCAAGCTTTAACTTAGATCCTACAGTAAATGCAAATGGTTGATTTATAGATAACTCTTGAATATTATCAATCTTAACTGTATTAGTAACTTTAAAGAAGTACCTATCTTTAACTACAGCAGATACTTGCAATTTCTTTGAACCTGGAGAAGGTACAGTTGCTGTTCTAGAACTCCAGATATCATTAGTGTAAGTTAATGATTCTGTACCAGGTGTCATTGTTATAGTAGCATCATCAAAGTCTAAATTTTGTAGACCAGCATCACCTAAAGCAAAGTCTGCTTCACCCATTGTTAAAGTACTTCCTGTAACAGGAGTTACTGAGGTTCTAACAAATCCAAATTGAGTATTTGTTTGTAATCCTTTATCACCTAATCTAGTAGCATCAGCATTTTTATCTACCTTTAAACCCCAACCATTATGATCAATATAGTCATACCTGGTTAAATTATTAGTAAACCATACGTCATCTGTCCAATCGTATGCAAACGCAAATGAAGCTACAGGTGGTAAACTTGATATATCAGAAGGTACAGTAATAGAAACTGCTCTATTTCTCAATCTAATGTTGTCGATAAAGAATTGACCTTGATAATCTTTATTGAAATCTGTGGCAAGAGTACCAAAACCAATCTGGTTACCAAAATAAAGATCTTTATTACCAAAGGCAGTATTTGATAATGTTCCACTAATTACTTCTATACCATTAACAAATGCCTTAAATACATTACCTTCCTTCCTTACAGCAATAGTTTGCCAACTATTATCAGCATACATTGTTGTCTGAGAAGATGATTGACCTGAACCATTAATTAACTGAGTTGTTTGATTGGTAATAACCATTTGCAACTCACCAGAGGAATTATCATACCCTAACCATAGTCCACCAGTAGCATCTCTAGCACCACCAATACCTACTAAAGTTTGAACAGTTTGAGATAAAGTCTGAGATTGTGATGCAGATTTGTATACAAAGAACTCTAAAGTCCAATCATCTGCTAATACTGTACCCAAATCAGTTCCAGCAACTTTAAGGTAAGAATTTTCCCATGTAGAACTAGATCCAGCAGGCTGGTAACCATAAATTTTTGCCATATTATCGGCATAAGTTACTGCATTACTTGCTCCAACGGAAGTTAAAGTATAATGCCCTGTTACATCTGTTTGCTCATTAGCAGCAAAATCGAAGATAAACTCATTTCTATTCCATTGAGTTTGTCCATTTATATAAACATCGCCAGAATTATCAGTATTAACAGCATGAACAGTAATACCCTCTATACGTTTCTGATTAAATTCATTAGTTGTATGATTTTTAACAATACCATTATATCCAATCTTAACTGAATCTACAGTTCTAACACCACTTGTAGTATTGTCTCTAGTAAATGCTACATTCAAATCTCCAAATATATCAACAGAGCTCTTTTGAGCTAAGTTAATGTCTCTACCAGGAGCAACATAACGATAATTCCAAAGTAATTCTCCAGTTGTATCAGTTTTACCAACCCAGAAACTATCTCTAGTTGTAGCATCGGACTTAAGTCTTAATGTACAAGTAATATAACACTCATTAAATTCATCAAATACAAGATTACCATCAATTAATGAATATAAAGTTGTACTATATTCCTTGATGAAATCTACATTAATTGCACTTGTAGTTAGAGTTGCTTTACCAAATGCTATATTAATATCAGTAGTGGAAGTATTTTGTCCTACTTCCATTAAGAAATACAATTCTGTAGCACCAGCAGTGGTCGTTATGACCTTCATGTCTACAATCTTTTCAGATTTATTTGTAGAAACAAGCTTTCTCTTTATTGCAAAATTACCAGTGGTGTCAATAGATGCTATAAACGCATCATATGGATTACTAGAGTTAGTATTAGTATATCCACCAATTACATAACGAGTATCACTCCATTTCTGAATTGATGAAACATGATCAGCACGAGTAGAACCAGAAATACCAGCATAACCTTTCTGGAACTGTAATCCAGCACTCAATCCATTTTCTGCCTGAGTATACTTAACAAGTATAATATCTGGATTATATGCATTAAGTAAATTGGAATTTGGTTCATTATTACCAACTACCCAAACATCATTACCATCAACATATATTTTTTTAAATTCTGTATAATATTGACCATCAGTACTTTCTAAAGTATTCTCCCACTCTTTAACACCTGTAGCAGATAATTTTGAAACAAATCCAACAGTATTTCCGATAGTATCCTTTGTTTTACCACAAATAAAGATTTCCTTACTATCATTGATAAATGTATCATTTATCTTAACATAATTATTATTATCAAGTTTAGAAACATAATAATCTGCTTTTTTGAATATCTGTGGGTGAGATAGGATAACACGAGGATTTCTTGTGTAACCAGAACCAGAATTTATAATATTAACAGTATCAATAGATCCTACGGAACTAACTACTGCTTCTAATTTACCAGAAGTACCATTACCATCAATTGTTATAGTTGGTGGAATATCTGTATTATATCCAGAACCTCTTTGATCAATTACAATCTCTTCTATACCTTTATATTGACGAACAGTAAATGACTTATTAGTACTCTGCATTACAGGAGTATAATCCACATATACAGTATCTCCAGCAACTAAATTATGAGGGTCATTAGTTTTTAAGACACCATAATTCAATCCACTAATATTTTCAAATGAATATGCTGCTACAGATTCCCCTTTAATTTTTGAAATACGAGCAGAAACACCAGTACCATCAGTACCTGCATTATCAAATACTAAACGATCATCTACCTGATAGTTTTTACCTGGGTTCTCAACAGTAAATCCAGTAACAGAAGCATCTTCAAATTTAGTTGTTGTTTCAACTTCAATATCAACTTTAGAGTCAAATTTAACTTTAGGGAAATAATCAAATAATTGTAGAGGTGATTCCTCAAACATCTGATCAGGGTCAGCAGTTTCTTCTGGACCTATAACACCATCTCTATTCTCATCCTCTACTTCAAAAAGTAAAATTTCACCTGATTCAGTTGTTAAAGCAGCAGTAGAAGCATTAGGAACTCTTTCAACATCAATGTCAACATTCTCATAAGGATCTCTATAACGAACAACACCTTGAGGAATATTTTGCTGAACAGCATCAGCACTAAGATTCCAAGAATCAACAACAGAGTTGAAACTTGGTCCTATAACATATGGAAAAAGTGGAGAACCTAATTCAGTAGCATCAATAGTAACAAAATATGCATAAGCACCATTAGGGAAGTCAGGAGTCTTACAGAAACGACCATTATACTGGTCTAAGTCACCTAATCCAAAACTATACTCATAGTCTTCTACAAAATTACCAGAAGGTTCTTCTGTTAATAATGGACCAGCAGTTCTAGTTGGATTTGGATTAGTTGTATCATCATAAATTAATTCATCTTTTAACTTATAAGAAGTTTTAAGTCTTACAATAGAAGAACCTTGGTCAGTAGGATCATTATATCCATAAGGACCATAAATTGGGTTACCATCAAATGCCCAACCTATAATTGGAGAATGTTCTAACTGCTCTTCTTGCTCAAGTATATTTCCTGTACCAACTTGCTCATATAGGTTATCACCAAGAATATACCTCATCTTTTGAGGATTTGAAAGGTGAGCATACTCACCACCATACTCATTATTATAACCAGTAAATACAGAACCTTTAGCAGAGTCAAATTGTGAAGTTGCCTGAAGGTTGTAATTCCATTGGAAAACATTAGCAGTAAATGTTGCATTTTGACCAACAGAAGTCAAATTAATAACTGTTGTACCTTGAACGTAGTTAATACCTCTGTTAATAATCTCAATACCAGTTACCCTTCCAGCATTCTCACCATCAGTATCAATAGTTGCTCTTGCAACTGCACCAAAACCATCTCCTTGAATAGTTACTTCAGGTGCAGTAGTATATCCAGATCCAGCAGAAATGATAGCAATAGATATAATTCTACCATCATTAACAATTGCCTGTGCAACAGCACCTTTACCAGAACTTAGTATTACTGTTGGACTTGAAGTATATTCAACACCACCATTGGTAATACCAATAGATTGAATAGGTCCACGAACAGATGCAGTACCAGCAGCACCAGAACCTTCTCCACCAACAATGGTAATAGCTGGTTGTGATGTATATCCAGAACCACCTGCTTTAATTAGAATACGTGAAACTTCACCTTTAGTGATAATAGCAGTAGCAGCAGCACCAGAACCGCCTCCTCCAACGATTGATACCAATGGAGATGAAGTATATCCAGAACCACCATTAGTTACAGTAATCTCACTAAGAGAACCATTAACTACAACACTTGCAGTTGCACCTTCTCCACCACCACCTGTCATAGTAATTGCAGGAGGAGATGCAGCATCATATCCAGATCCAGCATTAATAATACTAACGTCAGTTACAGCACCAAAGGTTTTTGCTTCAGTTGACTTATAAGACCAAATTGATACACCATTAACCCAAGTACCAATAGGACCTGAAGAAATAGCATTCTTAGTTGAAATTGTAGTAGGTACTTTAGGGAACCTATTTAATTTACGTTGGTTACCTGGAAGTAAAGCAGAACCAGGGAATGGACCTATCTCATAGTTTGGAATACCAGTAGACGCAACATAAACATAATCATCGTTAAAGAATGAGTTCTGTATGTTTGTTGTATATGGGCTAATAGCATTATTAACAGCAGAGTTAATAGATTTACCTTTATTAAGGTCAACAGATACTAGAATATTACCTTGTGGTACAACAGTAGCAGGTTGAGGTAAATTATACTGGAAAATAAGGTCACTATCCCTAGAAGTTACTAAGAAAGTTCCATTATAAATGATCGGATTAGCACCATATATGGTAACTTGATCTCCAACTAATAGACCATGATTATTAGCACAAGTTACTGTTGCTGATTGATTATTAACACCACCATAAGTGATAGATGTAATTTCAATCAATTTCTTAACATTATACAACCAAGTTGTTAAATCTGGACCAATACCAGTACCACCTAACTTAGAAACTGTTAATTTATCTCCAGGTAAGTAATAAGAACCTGTATCTGTTAATGTTGTTTGTTGAGCATCAACAATACCAACAATATTCATCTGAACTTCTTGATTAGTTCCTTTATTAAGATAAACTCTAAAGTTTGATGCTACTTCAGTAGCAGAATCCCAATCTTCAACTACATGGTTAACAGAACGAGTACATTCGATAAACTGGTTAAGTGACTTCTCTTTATACTGAACTAGTTCTGCACCAGCCCCAGTACCAATCATAAATTCACCATTTCTTTCTGGCCAACCAATAGTAGAGTCAACTGTAATAATACCATCAGTGGCATTCAAAGGTTCTGCCAATTTTGTCTTATAAGGAACTGTAAATGTTCCTGTAATAGTCTCTTCTGAAAGAACTAATTCATATATTGTTTGTTCTGAAGTTTTAATTGAAATAAAGTTTTCAACAAGAGCACTTGCATCTTGAACATTACTATCTGCTATATCCCTCTCTTGTATTAATAAAGCGTCTTTTATATCACGAGAATCACCACTAACTAAAGTTGCACGAAGAATAGTATCAATAGACCAAGTAGCAGAAGAAGGCTTAATTATCTGATCTTTTGGATACGAAATACTTACTGTTTCACCGTATAATAACTTAAAGAGATAAGCAATACTATAGGAAGTACCTTTAGACGCATAGAAGTCCTTAATGGTCTTAATTGCTGTTCTAACGTCAATTTGAGAATAATCTAGAGAAGGTACATCAGGTAAAAACTGTTCTGTATACTTATCAAGCAATCTTTTGACGAATAAAGCATCTAAACACTTAACAGAAGTGTCTGCTGCCGCTTCTGCTGCTGTAGTAACATTAGAGAATACTGCATTACCATCTTCAGAATATTCTTTAATACCACTTGCTGCTCTAGCACATCCTTCAAATTTTGCTTTACTATATCCACTACCACTCTGATTTACTGTAAATCCAGTAACTTCATTTAATCCTATAGTACCAGAAGCTTCTGCAGAAGGTGGTGCTTGAATAAAGATTGTTGGAGGTTCAGTTGCACTATATCCAGAACCAAAATTGGTTATATTAATATCAATAATCTGACCGTTGAATATTGTTGCTACTGCTTCAGCACCAGTACCACCTGCATAATTACCAATTTGATCTACTCTTTCATCAACAATATAAACAGAAGGAACATCTTGATATCCACTACCACCACTTAAAAGCTCAATATCTGTTACTCTTCCATCACCATCAACCTTTGTCTGAAGAATCTGTGCTCCTGTTGGGTCTATAACAGAAACTCTAGGAGTTCCAACATATCCTTGACCAGCATTTAAAATATTAACAGAAGTAATAACACCATCTGTTAAAACTGCTTGTAAACTTGCTTTAATACCATTCTCCTCAGTTGGAGGGTCAACATAAATGTCAGGTACAGTTGTATAACCAATACCACCTTTAGTTACAGTTATACTACCACTAATAGAACCATTAGACATGGTTGGAGGGGCAATCTGACCGCCTCCAGGCTGAGTAAAAGTAAGTCTAGGTGTAAATGTATACCCATTACCAGAATTAAGAACTTCTAATGAACTAACCGCACCATTAGTAACAGTTGCTTTGATAGATGCTGTTGTAGAACCTGGTTTTGTAGGTGCTTGTACAGTTACTAAAGGTGGGTTTGTATCACTATATCCATATCCACCATCTAGAAGAGAAACACTCTTAATACCATTAACTAATGCTGTAGCAGATGCACCACTACCAATTCCTTGAGAGTTAATAGAAACCTTTGGTGGATATTCAAACCTATAATTAGATCCATTAGTATTTGTAGAAATACCAGTTAATTTACCATCTGAATCTAGACGTGCATACCCTATAGCACCAGAACCGAAAGATGGAATTGGTGCTTCAACAGAATAAAGAGATAAAAATCTACCGTTTAAAGGAGTATCTTTAAAAATAAACTGATCACCATCAATAAAGTAATCTATTTTTGGTAAAAGTAGTTTATTATCATATATCGCTAAAACATATTCATCTATAACAGGTTCGTAAGAATTACCACCTTTTGTCATAGTAAATTGACGCTTACCTTCACCAAAACTATTGGAGATGTTGTCAATTAATTCAATATTACTCTCAACAAAACCACTCAAATATGTAACAAACGTTGTAGAAGTACCATCAGCATCTAATTTCTTTCTAGGTGCTTCAGTAAAGATAATATCAGTACCCTCTACAGTGTAATCAATATTAGGAATTAAAACTTCATTATAAACCTGTACAATTAAGTGTTGTGCTGAAGGTGGAGCAATTGGGTTATTTTGAGAAGTTAAAGGGAATGACTGAGTTGTTCCATCAAATAATGTTAATGGATTTGCAAGACCCAACCATTTTAACTTAACTTGTTCGTATGAAACACCTGGACTTAATGCAATATTTGGAGCATGAGTTACCTTTTCATAGTATATTACTTCATCACCAACTAAAATAGATCCATCGTTCTCTAAAAATGGGTCTACACTCTCTACAACTATAGTATCATCAATAGCACTTAAAGGTTCTACAATTTTTGTCGCACCATCAAGAATTCCTATATCTAGTTTATCAATATCTAAATATTGAAGGAAATTATTTAAAATATTTTGCCCTAATCCAGTCTTTTCTTGCGATCTGTAATAATATTCAATGAATTTATTAAACAGAGGATACTCATCCTCTATGAAAGCTGGGGTCTGCGACCTTACTGATTGGGAGACTTTATTGATATTTGCCATCTAATTTAGAAACAACTAGAAGTGAGAGAACCTGTATTATTAATTGAAGCAACTTCTACTAGAGTTGGTGCTTGATTAAAGACCTTTGGTGTCAAACTATTTAGAGGTACAGTAGGAGGTGGTGTTGAACCAGTTGGGTTTACTGTGACTTCTGGATTAATCAAGTTGATAATAGTACCAGGAGTAGATGCTGGAATAGTAGAACTGTTGGAAGGTATAAACAACGTTGGTAATGATAAATCTGTTGGAAGTTGACTGACATCAATTACACTTCCTACACCAGTAACAGCATCAGATAGATTTAAATTTGTAGATGATGGTATATTATCACCAGCACCAACAATATTAATAGGTCCAATACATATATCACCAGTATCATAGTTAATAGAACCAGCATTATTATTGGTATAAACCTTCTTATTACCAGTGTTATAAAATGTTCTCAACTTACCAAATCCATCATCTTCAAATTGTTGATCAATACCAGGTCTATCTGCTGTTCTAAAATTACCAGATAATATAACTGGTTCTTTCTTACAACCAGTTGCATCAGAACCATCAACGTTACTTGGAGCACTATTGTATAGTGCTGAACCAGTAGATATACAATAAGTATTAGTTTGATTAGTTTGAGGTTTAATATACTTTAAAAGTGATGTCTGTACAGAAACATCAGTAATTGCCTTATCAGATAAAGTAATTGCTTTTTGGAATTGTTGATTTCTAAATGTTGAGTTAAAGTTGTTAATTTGAGTTTGAGTTGCCCAATCATTAACACTATTCTGTATATTTGTCTTAATAGCAGAGGTGTTACTAGTTACTCCAGTATCATATAAAGCATATACTTTAGGATAGACATAAAGCTGATCAGGGTCAATAACTACTGGGTCAATAGATGCCATTGCATAACTTCTAAGATCTGCAGCAATATTCTTTTTAGTTGCATCGTTCAAAGAAGAACCAGTCTTAGTTTTAATAGCAATATAGACTTTACCGTAAATTGGTGGATTCAATGAGTCACCACCATAAGCAATAACAGAATCTGCATTAGAGTAAATCTTTTTAGTTATTACAGCATAATCTTGTGCTGTAACTGCTCTATACTGAGAAGAATAGTATCTAGGAGCCATATACTTAATTGACTCTACAGTCTCAGCTTTCGATCCCTGTTGTGACTTTTCTTTTGTTGTTAAAGTAACATCTCCATTTGCAGGTTTAATTCCAAGACTATCAGTAAGAGAACCTATAAAAGTAAACTTTTGTACTTCATTTGCTTCTGTACCAGAAGTAACTAAGTACTCCAAATTAATTATTTCACCATCTTTAAGCTTTCTACCAACACTATCATCACCAAATCGTATCTCATATCTCTGATCTTCTCCTTCAGAAAGGAAATAAACCCTAGTTGAAGCAGTTAAATTAGTTACTGTATCAACAACATTATACAAGTCGGATGTAGTAGATGCTTCGTTTGGTTTAACAGTTACCTCTAAAGTACTAATATCAGCATCTTCAGCAGGTATTTTATAAGTTTGATTTTGGAAAGTATTAACAGTATACTGAAATTCCATAATGGAACCTTCATGAATCATCAAATTATCAAATATCGCAATACCAGTTGTGGTATTAACCTCTACAGTAGTGTCGGAAAGAATATTCCATATAAAGTTACCACCACTCGCTACAGACCCCTTAGAGAGCGTTATACTACTAGGATAAGTGCCATTTGTCATTGAGGTTTGAACCTCTAAGTGCAAACATGCCTTAGAACAGGTAATTGATCTTGGAACATAATTTAAAAGCTTTGCAATATTGACAATATTGTCTCTTAACGTCGCAGAAGGAAGGAATGCCTCATTCATCGACATATTTGCATTAAAAGCAGTATAATAGGTATTATACGCTAAAGTATCAATAAGATAGGATAATCCTGATCCTTCAAAATCATAATCTGAGAATTCGTTTCTAGTTCTCAAATAAGTTTTAATGGATGCCTTAATATCCTCAAAATCTAATGCTGTCAGGTTATTTGGTTGCATTATCCAGGTCTCTGTAAAACAAACTTAACTTCTTCCACTATAGGTATACCTACAACTTGATATGTAATAGTTACTGATACTTTATTATTGCCACCAAAAGGGACAACATTAACATCTCTAAGTCGTACTCTACGCTCATGCTGATTAATGGTATTTATTATCTCAGTCTTGATACCATCTACACTAAAAGCATCGAGAGGTTCAAATAACATAGCGTATACCTGACAACCTATAGTAGGTTGAAATGGTTTTTCGCCAGGAGATGTCATTATCAAATTCCTAACGGACTGCTTAATAGCATTATCATTTTTAACAACAGATACATCATCAGTAAAAGGATTTTTACCAAAAGCCATACCTATGTCTGTAAATGAACGAGATTTTGTTAAATCCTGCCCACTAATCGGTTTCAGTGCCATTATTATTAGTTGTATCGTTATCTATATCTCTTCGCATCAAAACATCACTTCTGGGGTCTGTAATTAAATACTTACAGTACTTCCATCCATTCTTTTTAAAATCTTCGCTCATATCAACTGGTCTATTTGCCACCATGATCAGGTATAATAATAGAGATATCCAGTATTATTTATCGTTCAAACTCAATATTAAATGATAAACTGATTCTTTCGTTTTGAGTGGTGTTAGTTTGTATACCATGCATCAACCAACCAGGAAATAATAGAAGATGTCCTTGTACTGGTTTTACCTGATGTCTAGGTGTTAAATTTTGATATAACCTTGTAGTTGATAAATGTGGATTAGGTGAATCAAAGAAAAGATTTCCATCTTCACCATTCGTCTTATGATAGTAAACTCCAGAAATATCTGCCCATGCATGATGATGCACATGACCATAATTACCAGGATTAAATAATGAATACCAAGATTGGGCAATTTTACAATTTCCCATATGATTCAAATATTTACAATATTCTTGTATATGAACTGCCAATTCAGTCATAAACTTATGTAATTTAAAATGTTCTATTACATTCAACTCAAAAGTGATATCTGATAGGTAATGACTTGCCCAAACATCATTCATATTGAATACTACACCATTTTCTAAAGAATATGCAATTTCTTCCTGTATTTCCTCATAATTGTCTATTTTAGAAGAATATACTGGTGTAGGATACAATAAACTTATTTTATCGGATTTTTCTTCATCACGTTCCATCGGGTCAACATAGTAAGGTGCTCTTGAAGCTTCAGTTGCTGGATTCTTCATCTATACCTCTTTGACACGATCATTTCCCCACAAAAATCACTTATTGCTTGTATTAACAATTCACGGAATGATTTACCTGCATCTCCTTGAATCTCTTCAAACATGTACATATTCAATCTAAATGCAAAATTCGCTTCTGTTATTATATCATTAATCTGATGTTGATCAACCTTTATGAAATCATCTAAAACACTACGATATGAAGTCTTAAATCCCTTTTTATCACTAATTTCAGGAAAATCATAGAAAGCAAGTCCCTCATCTGTCAATTTTAGTGCTTTTTTAGCAATATTACCAAGAATAACACCTCCTGATAGGTCTCCCATGTATCTTGTGTAGTGATGTGCTATTAATAGCATAGGATTATCCTTTGCTACCTCATGAATACGATTAACGTACTGTTGCGTTGCTTCCGTGGGATATATCTTATCTTTCCAATCTGGTCCCCAGAAGAACTTAACATCCTCAATTAATGCGTCTTTCCTTGCAAGACCATTTAATCTGAGAGGTCCAATATAGGGGTCATCCTTTAATCTATCAACCTCAGTTTCCATAGCTTGATATATGAAATAAAAGTTGGCAACTAATTGAGAGTAATTAGCATGATCAACAACTCCTTTAAGGAATTGTCTCACATATGTGGTATTTTCTGCCATTGAGTGAGATTTTTTAGTTCCCTCCTTCAATTGCTTAGAAAATGGTCCTTCTAATAATGTTGTCATAATTAATTAAAAAAGATGTTTCCAGAAACGATAACCCTGTTATCGCAATCATTTGGTGGTACTTTATGTATCAGTCTACCATCAAATATAATAATTTTACCTTCTTCTGGTGGAATAGAGACATTATTCTCCTTAAACATTAATGGAGATGATCCTTCTGGACAATTTGCATAATATGCAAAGGAATATCTAGAGGTTCTATGATTATGCCAATCAAGTGATTCTCCTTTACTATACCTAACACCCCATATTTCCGCATTTGTAGGTTTTTCCCCATAATGATCAGGAATTAGCGTATATTTAACCCAATTAAACAAATCACCAACCTCTTTACACTTAACATGTAAATCCCATTCAGTCATATGAGCATGACATTCTCTTGGTGACATTGCAAATGGTGGTGCATTGGTAATGTACTCTATTATCTTATCATTATCTCTAGCCCAAAATGGATACTCATATGCATCAATCATATTTCTAACACTTTCGTCTCTTGCAAGACCTGGTTGAGCTCCTTGAGTTTTTTGCGTTGCTACTGGTTTATCATCACCAATTTTTATAGTTAACGGACTGTCATTATCTGATTTCCATCGCTTATTCAAATTTACAAAGTCTGTTTTAATAGTAGGGTCATGAGGAAGCGGATTTAATGCTTGAGAATTTGTTTGATTTGTCACTATTTCATTAGGTTCGGATTGTATCTGATCTTTTGGTATGATTACACTAGTATCAACATGAATATTACCAGAAATTGATATTCTATTCTCATCACAGTTATAAAACGGATATACTTGATGTTTCATCCAAGAAGGGAACAATAACATAGTTCCTTCTCTATCAGGGGTCATTTTATAAACATGACCTTGAATTCTACCTTCCATATCAACGTATGATATTTCAAAATCTGATATTACATTACCATTCCTGTTTTGACCTATATCAATCTTATTTTGTTCTGCGGAATGTGTAGGTATTTGCATCCATATAACAAAACTGAATACACCTCCATGCTTGTGTATAGGATTAAAATCACCTGCTTTTTGGTAATTAACCCACCAAGAATTTAAAAAATACGGATGTGCATTATTTGTAGGAATATTACTACCAAGATTAGATATTTTATCTGAATATATTTCCGTTAATGGTTGTAATGTCTCATTAAAAAATTTATTATCTTTATCTTCCAAAACATAACTATTATTGATATGTCCTGCTAGATCGGAATTCTTTGAGTCACCTTTGTTTTCAATACAATTCCAAAGGTATTCTTTTATATTTTGACCAAGATTAATCTCCAACCACCCAAGATTCGGTGGCTGGATAACAGTAACCCCCTCATATCCCGTAGGTATACGAGTAGTTAGATCTTGATACTCCTTCACTTACCTTGTCCTCTATACCTTTTACCCTTCTTATTACGAGAAGTGGCACTTATTACAGTGTTTTGACTTCTTCCTTGACGAGTCTTTTTAGGTCTTGCTGGAACATAGTTACCACTATCGTTCCATGCTCCCGATGATTTTGCCATAATTAAATTCCAATGAATACATTTGCACTACTTCCAGCAATTAATGATTTGCATGGATACTCAGTAGTTCCGTTTCCTAGTGGGTCACCTATCCTTGCTACGTATTTACCGTTAATTCTAACGGACTTTGATGTAGCAAATGCTTTACGTTTATGCCCTGTAGAGGGTTCACGACCAGCTGCAGTACCTATTACGCAATGATAAGCAGGAGTTTGCTCAGTATTAGAGCAATCTTCATTTTGCGACTTGGTAGTATGTACCGTAGGTGTGGAATGAGGGATTAACTCATCTCCATCTAGTATTGGTATTTTACCATTAATTACTACATTTGTCACCTGCGTAGATGTATCTGGTATTTGCCTCTCTGGTGGCCACCAAGTAGTAGGATCCATCTCCTCAACAGTCTTAGCAACTATACTAGAGTCCGTAGGTGAGTGTGGACAATTAGAAAGAGTACCACCACCAAAACCAGGATGATGTATAGAAGGTAAATGTGTGCCATGACCACTACAACTTCCGTTATATGTTGCTATAGATTGTGTACTCATGGTAGGTATTCTCCAAGATTAAACGGATTTCCGTATTCCTCGATACAATCTTTCCACACATTAGCACTCTTTGTTAATGAATTGTGCATGGGTAGTGTACCAGTAATACTCCAAGTTTGACAACCTGACCCTAAAAGCGGTGACATAGTATATGTAGTAACAGTATTTCCGCTACTACTATCAACATTACCTGTATTAGGAGCACTACATCCTATATGCCCACAACCAGAATCAACTGGCACACATGTTAATGTGACATTTATATCTACTTTTTTAGTTGAATCAGCTCTATATTGACGCATATGGTATTTAGTATAGGTAGAAGCTTGTGGTAAACCGCTAAAACGACCTTGAACCGTAGTAACCATACGCTCACGGTTAACAGAATACGCAGGAATTGTCTGTTGTGTTATATCTTCTATGTCTTGTAACCGCATTTCTGTATTACGATCTTTTTCTCTGACTAAAACATCTCCAAACCAGGCGGGATGTACGTCTCCAACATGCACTAATGAGTAATTTACGGCAAATCTTTCCTCAAATTCACTCATAGTTGAATTACTAAACAAATATTGTGGTACTTTTTGCACTCTATTCAAATCTGGGTCTTGTTTTACGTCTATTCTTGCTCCAATATCCGTACCAATTGTTTTTTCTGGGTGTTTTAACCAACAATCTGCAACTTTATTCAACATTTCTGCATCTACACCACCTGGAAGTGCATTTACAATAGTCTGAAACTCTTTAACATCCGTAGTTTTGTATGCTGCGTTCTCAATAATAGTAGTTTCTTCTTTAAAAACGTTCTGTACATAAATTTTTGGTAATTCTCCACCAACATGAGAATATCCTGAACCGCCACGACTGACTTTAACTGCTGTAAGCACTCCATTAGTCCATTCTGCCTTGACTTCTGCTTGTGTTCCATTAGCAGCATACGGTGGAGTTACTATAAGTTCGGGTTGTCTTCCATATTCATTCCATCCAGATCCACCATCTACAAGTTGCACTCCAGTTAAAATACCATTAGTAATAGTTACATCAACAATTGGGTTTCTAAGTACATTATATGTGTCTGGAGCGTTCTGATCAACGTCTGCAGGGACATATTGGATGGATTTATCCAAAAATTCGTAAAATCCGACTAAAATTGCCCTATCTGGGACTCTATAACCAGCTTTTACGGTAATAACGTGGTTTCTATTGCTAGTATATTGCGTTTCTTTAGCAAAATCGCTTCCATTTCCATCAATATAGGCAATATGGTAAGGAAAATTGTCTAAATCGGTGTGAAAAGTGCGTGTAATTGTATGTCCATTTATAGTGTCTCCTATACGCAAAACATCGAACCCTGTTTGCCCTTGTGTCGCTTGGTACGGTTGTACTGCTTTTACTTTAAAATTTAAATTTAATAAAGAGGTACTATTATCAGGATGCGTATGAGTATACTCTAAAGTAAACGTTTGTCCTACCGTATAACCAGTCCCAGGTGATAAAATCTCTGTAATAGTCCACGAAGTACCTGAGAACGTCGTGGTCGCTCCGCTATCATCATATACTGCCTTAATTTCTGCCTTTACTCTAAGTCCTGTGGACGCTCCCGAATTTAGGGTAAAGATTTTGAAGTCAGAAAAGGATTCATCCCCTGCCATATAAGGATTATCACCAGAAACGTACTCTGTACCGACTACAGTGTTCTCGTTCCATACGTCAGTCCATGTGGTTCCGTCGTCAGAGACTTCAAAATCAGAGACACCATTAGGTAACGTGGTTGAAAGGGAGTCATAACTGAATACAATCTTCTTACTAAGACTTCCTATTGAAAATAGAGTTGGATGAGGGCAGTCGGGGTCGGCACACCCACATTCAGCAGCACCAGGTACATCGTATCTTATTGTGGTTGTCGCAGGGGTACATGTAAACGCCCCACAAGGATAGCAAGTATCTGTAGATGAACTTGCACCTGTCTGGGTATTTGTAACGGTCTCAGTCTCTATATGATAGCAAGGAGTGCCTACTACACCTGCATCGTTTGAAGTATCATACAAATAGGAGAACCATGTATCAGAGAATCCATGATCATATGATAACTCAGTAGGATAAAAATCAAAATATAACGTACTTCCACATGCTGACTTAGTATATTTTCCACAATTTGCAACACTACTCCCACTTAACGCAAGAGATGGATACATTATCGTACTACCATCCCTTCCAGGAATGTTATACGCTCCTCCACGTATTGCATTCTCTGGGTATTCTCTAAATTCTACTAATGTAACTCCTTCTCCTGTTCCAGGCTCAAACCTTTCACAAGAGTCAGAACTACAATCATTCTGTGGGTTGCACCCCATCGGTCTTACCTTCTAGTTTATCTAACCTTTCATTAAATGTACCAATGAGGAACTTTAATGCAGTTTCATTCTGTTCAACAGTATTTAACCTAGAACCAATGACTCCACTTAATCTTGCTTCAAAATTATCCATCTTGGTATGAAGATCTTTAAACTGTTCCTCTAACGTTCTCCATCTACCATCACTATTAGGACTTAATAAGAAATTGTTAAACACCTCTTGTGGGTCTTGTATTCTACCAACATACTTCTCCATACCTTCTAAACGCTTATGAAGAAGTTCTAAACACATATTAATTGCCATATGTGCTTCTTGGTTGTCATTCATACAATACTGCAACCATTCCATGTCAACTGTACCATCAACAGTGTTAGGAATAGGTATATCTATCCTTGCATCACCTTTCATAAGGTCATCCAAGAACTCATTTAACTTATCTCTCTTATCATTATCCATAACACTGCCAATGTCACCTTCTACTTCAAGATTCTTTGGTGCATCATCCTTACTCAATTGAGTTTCATAAGGAGGTGTCTTTGCCAATTCCTCTTCATGAGCAGCATCATTAATAATATCCTGTGGAGATTTATTAGGACCTTGGGTATTATCAAATGGTAATTCACCTGATGGTGAAGTACTTACTCCATCAATACTTGCTTTCGATTCTTCAGTCATCTTTCAATAATTTAAGTGTAGTGTCATCTATACTATAATTTAGCGTATTACCAACCTCCCAATTTAATTCGGTATATACCTCCTCTGGGATGTAGATGATAGGATCTCCATACTCATCTTCCTCTATATTTAATGTAAATCTTTTCGACATATCTCATAGGCGATTAATTTGTTGATTCGTAGATGGATGTTTAATCTTCCAATCCTCCCACAAGGTATATAGTGCCTCTACATCTTTAGTGATACCCTTCTCTATCGCATAATCTGCACATTCGTACATGCGAACTTCTAGGTGGTTCTCTTTAGTGATTAGTTTCTCTAAACACCATGTACGATCATCTTGGAAATCTTGAAAAAACTCTGGTGGCATTTTTAATACTGGGAAATTTTTTTAAATATTTTTATATATCACTTGCGTTTGGGAACCTTTGTAGGTTAGGGTAGTTTGCTTT